GATTTGGAGTTGCAAATAAAGTTTTTTGTACTGGCTTTCAAGGTAGTTTAGGACGATTTGAGGAACTTCCTGATCCAGGAAGTATTAATTATGAAGTATATCAATCTTGAAAAGATGAGAAGTTAGAAGATGAAATAACAAAAGATACAGCTGCAAAAGATGCAGAAGAAAAAGATAGCTTACAAAAACCAATATTCAAATTTTAAATATGGCTATCACATTACCAACAAACAAAATTCCTGCAGAAACTCAGGACCCAAGAAATTTAATTATTTTCTCAAAACCAAAATACGGTGGCTTTCGCCGTGTATTATAGTAATATAATACTTATGAATGGGCAAAAACGGTGAATTCTAAAAATTTGCCATATATTTACATTCTTAGTTGGAATTTCCAGAATCTTTATGTAAATTTGCATTATTAATTTTTAAACTAAAATAATTATTATGCAAATTAAAAGACAAAAATATTCGTATGAATTATTACAAGAGTGTTCAAATTATTTAAATACACACTCTCTTAAGGAAACAGCTATACACTATAACCTTAGTTATAAAACAATGATAAATGGGTTAATTAGGTTTGGATTTTATACTCCAACTAGAAAACACAAAATAACTAAGAACAACTGCTATAATCAAAATTTCTTTAGTAAAATTGATTCTCATGATAAAGCATACTTTTTAGGATTTTTAATGGCAGATGGGTATATTTGTACAACTCCTTACAATAAACAAATAGGAATTGGGATTCAGACAAAAGATAAATATATATTAGAATACTATAAAAATTTAATAGGTAAAAAATTAAATATAAAACAATATAAAAATTCTAGTAAACTAACTATTACTAGTACTATAATGTATAGTGATCTAACTAAATTAGGATTTATAGAAAATAAATCTCATAATGACTATCATTTTCCAGATATTCCTGATGAATTTAAATCATCTTTCATTTGTGGATATTTTGATGGAGATGGGTGTATAACTATAAAATCTACAGGATTTAGTGTATGTTCAATATGTTGTAATTCTAAAATATTCTTAGAAGATTTAAAATCTATATTGGCAAAATATAACATACTATGTAGACCTATCTGTAAAGAAATAAAAAATAGAAAAAATTCAATATATGTTTTATATTTATCAGGAAGATCCAACCAATTAAAATTTAAGGATTTTATATATAAGAGCGTTAATGTTTATCTTGTACGTAAATATGATAAATTTATGAAAATACCGTGCTAACTGTTGTAATAATATATAATGGTAGTGTAACGCGTAGGAAGTGAACCTGTTATACAGAATATAATCTTCCCAAGAGTGTCCATTATCCTTATGGGATAAAAATGTACGCTGAACTATAAGGAAACTTATAGAAGTAGAGATAAAAAGCTCTACGATAACAAAATTGAAAAGCACAGCTTGTGCTAATCTTCCTGGAGCATTATGTATCGACCTTGAAGGGGGTGGATATGATTATATTGATGCTGTAAAGGTAAAAGCATCTTCTGTTAAAGATTTAAAAGAAATTTGTGCTGCAATTAAGGAAGCTAAATATCCTTATAAGTTTATTGTATTGGATACAATTACTAGACTTGAAGAAATGGTTAAACCATTAGCTTTAAAGTTATATTTAAATAGTCCTGCAGGACAAAAGTTTACAGGAGATGACGTACTTGATGCACCAATGGGAGCAGGATATAGCGCTCTTCGTAAGGCATTAGAGATGGTTATTGATATGGTATCTAAATGTGCACCTAATATTATTCTTATTTGTCATACAAAGGATTCAGCAATCGGTAATACTGATATGACTGCAAAGACTATTGACTTATTTGGAAAAGCAGGTAGAATTCTTGCTTCAAAGTCAGATGCTATTGGTTATTTAGATAGAGATGAAGATTCAAATACTATTCTAAGTTTTAATACAAATGATAAATTTGTAGAATGTGGTGCTAGACCAGAACATTTACGAAATGCAGATGTAGTATTAGGAGAAATGAAGGAAGATGGAAATATTGAATTTCATTGGGAAAGAATTTATCCTTCACTTTTAAATCCTGTAGAAGTTAATATATAATCTAAGGATTATGCTAAAGGTATCTTTTGAATTTGACGAAGAATCGAAGGCTGTTACAAATGTTAAAGTTGTTAAAGTGCCTTCAAAATATGATAATATAGATTTACCAATTGTAGAGATAGGAGATAGTAAGTTAATTATGTCTCCTAAAGCCGTTAGTTTATTATCTGCACAATGCGGAGATCGGATAGCAGTTAATTATATCCAAAAAAGTAACGAGCTTACAATCCCAGTTATCGGTAAAGCTGAAGTATTTTCAGATCCTGAAAATGGGAACAAATTAACAAAAAGTAATACAGTCTCTTTTAAAGGGACTCAAAAAACAATTTTATCTAAATATGGTCAACTCTTTAAAATAGAGGAATGTAGACCTGGTATGTTTAAAATGATTAAGATTGATGAATCAGATCTTTCTAAAGCTGATACCGATTTAGATACAGAAAATTCAGATTTATTAAAAATTTAAAATTATAAGAA